CTCGGCCGTCCCTGCCGCACTGAGGGCTTTGGTGGACACGGTGACTCAACGACGAGATCTTAAAGCTGCCCTCATGGCAGCCAAGGAAATACTCAATCGAGATCCTGACCGCACTTTGCCTGAGGCGGGGCAAGGTGAAATGGCGGCACCGGGAGTGCCTGTCGAGATATTGAACCAAGCAGCTGAGGAAGGCAATAAAATCGCCTCAAACTACGATCCGCCTCCTGGGACGAAGGTCAACTAGATGTCAAAAGATCTCAAACCTGTCCTAAACGACGATCGAGCCGTCTTTGCTGAGATAGCTCAGTCGTCAGTTTCTTTGGTCGGTCTTGGCTTTACGAATGCCGACCCAGCAACTCAGTTGCTTTTTGACATTCGTAGGCAGTGCGAAGCACGTATCGTCGAAATAGACGGTGCGTTGAAGGATGTCTAAGATGATTACCTCCGATCAACTTAAGAACTGGTTCACGTACCACAGTCCAACTCCCGAGCAACTCCCAAAGTTTCAAGCAATTCGGGAGGCAGGTTTGTTTTTAGCTGAGACTATCGTGGCTAACTCGCCGGCTTCGGCGGATCAAACGGCGGCGATTCGTTTGATACGAGAGGCGTGTATGACAGCAAATGCAGCAATAGCTTGTGGAGGTCAGTGATGGCCGGCTTTGTCGGTACGAGTGCATCACCGAAGGATCGTGGTAATTACTCCCGAGGTCCTGGCGGCAAAGGTAAGAAATGCTCGGAGCGTGGTGGTCCTTTTCAGGACAATCCCGAATACCCGATCACAGACGATTTTGCCTCTGAGGGTATACCGCCCTTCACGACCCGCCGGGCGAATACAAACGCGAAGATCGGCTTTAACACGACACCCGCGCGGCCTCCCGCGGGTAGGCTCGCCCAACGGGTCAACGACCTAGCCCGTGAAGCAGGTAAGGTCGTTGGAAAAGACAACTCAAAGCGCGACGCTAATAGCGAAAGCAAAAGCCTCGCGGAGCGTTACTAACGGAGGATCTCAGTAGCAACAGTCAGCCCCCACTGACCTAGTCAAACGCAGAGCTTCGCTCCAGTTCAACTCCTACCGACAGACTCCCCTGCCGAGCAAATTGCAAAGCTGCGAACCAACTCCCTTGGTTCGCTCTATTACTTTATCAAGACGACGCTTAAGCGTAAGAGGCTTACTGACACGCTTCATAAGCCGTGGTGTCGTTCTTTGGAAAAAGATCACCTGAAAGACGTCTACGAGCTACCTCGTGACCATTTCAAATCAACGATTTGTTCAGAAGGCTTCCCGATTTGGCGAGCCCTACCTTTTGACACACAAGACGAGGACCGTTTCTACAAACTAGGCTACGACAAAGAGTTCGTTAGCTTCATGAAGCGAATGCACAAACGCGACTCACGTAACCTCCTCGTTTGTGAAAACATTACCAACGCTGCGAAGCTTGGTAGTCGAATCTCCGGGCATTACGCCTCGAACGATCGGTTCCGCATAGCTTTTCCTGAAATCATGCCTGATTCGTCCTGTACGTGGAGTAATTACTCGCTTCATCACAAACGTAGTCCCGGAGCTTCGTCACACGGCGAGGGTACGTTCGACTTCCTCGGTGTCGGTGGTGCGTTGCAGTCCCGACACTACGATGGCCTCGTTATTCAAGACGACCTTGTCGGACGTAAGGCTATTGAGTCGATAAGTATCATGGAGAAAACGATTGAGTATCATCAACTCGTCGTTGGCGCGTTTGAGAATCCCGATTCGGCTCAGCATGAGAATGATGAGTTCGTTGTCGGAAACCGATGGTCGTACAACGACCTTAGTAGCCACGTTAGAGAAAATGAGCCCTGGTTCAAAGTCGTTACTCACTCAGCGCTCGGTGGTTGTTGCTCTGAACATCCACCTGACACCCCTATCTTTCCTGAGGAGTTCGGGGAAGAGAAGCTTCTGCGTTGGCGCAAGCGTCTCGGTAACTACCATTTCAGCTGCCAGTTCTTGAATAATCCTGCCGCTCCCGAGAATGCTGACTTTCGTGAGGAGTGGCTTAATTGGTTTTCTATCGAAGAGCCTTCTGAGAAGAATGGCTTCAAGAAGATGATTCGACATGAGGTCAAAGATGGCTTCGTCCGAAAAGACTTCCCAGTCGCTCACCTTCGCCTCGGTATTACTGTTGACCCTAATCATAGCGGGAACGCTGGCCTTGGGCGCTGTCGTCACGCGATTATGGTTGTTGGTTTGTCGGCGGACGACGACTCCTATCTCCTCTACGCATGGGCGAAAGCCTGTGGATACGACGAGTTCTATGCCAAAATCTTCGAGGTAGCTCAGGACTGGAGCTTGCACAAGATTGGTCTTGAGACGGTCGCGGCTCAAAAATACATCGGACATCATATTCAAACCCTCTGCAAGCTGAAGAGTTATCGTTTGCAGATTGTTGAGCTTAAAGGCGAGGTTGAGGGGCCTGACGGCGAGCTAACTCGTAAGAAGGAATGGCGTATTCGTAACGTCTTAGCTCCGATCTTTGAGGCAGGACAGTTTCATAGCCAGCGTAAATTCCAAGACTTCTTGGGTGAGTATACTACCTTCCCAAAGGGGCGGTTTGTCGATCAGCTCGATGCTCTGGCTTATATGCCTCAGCTTATCAAAGCACCTCAGAGATACGACCAATACATTACTCAGCTTCATGCAAATCAGCTTGGAGCTCGTCGTGTCAACATGCCTTATTCAACACCGGTGCATTGATGCCGAAGAAATTAGTCGACTGTGTCAGGAAAGTGAAGGCTAAAGGAGGTCGTGTTAATCCCTGGGCGATATGTGTTTCGTCTACCGGCCTTAAGCCTCATAAGAAGAAAGGAAGTAAGAAATGACTTTGCTCAAGAAATGGTGGCCTTCGATCATAGCCGGAGTTGTAGCCCTTTGGGGAACCTTTGGCGGTCAAATCGTGACTTTAGTCGCGACCCATCCGAAGCTCTCGTCCGTTTTGGCGTCGGTAGCAGTAATTATTGCTCATCTTGTACCGAGCCCGGTTGCTGCTCCGCCGGCGACGTTAGGAGTGGTTAAGTGAAATACACAAAACTCGCTTTGGTTCTACTTCTTTGCTCAGTTGCAGCCAAGGCTCAAACACCTCTACCTCCACCTCCGGTTCAGCATTTCGTCATTTCTGTGAACGCAGCCGGCTACAATGGTAATAGCGGAATGACACCACTCACAATCATGGGAACTGCGTTGCAGCTCACCCCGAGTGTCTCAGTAGGATACAATCAGATCTTTGATCCGACGAGCGGCACTAACCCAAACTTCAAACTGGGTGTGGTGAACTACTCTAGGGAGCTTGGCGATATATGCCCTTTTTGTAAGAATCACTTTGTCTTCGATACGACTAATATCTTGATTACCCTTCAAGGGGGAGCGGGTAAGGTGTCGTATACTCTACCTGGAGCCTCTACGTCGACAAGTCACATTGCAGGAACCTTTGGTGGGTTCTTGTCGATTCCTTTGCAGGACCATGTATCGTTTCAGCTTATCGGCTATCAAGGACTGTTTGGTGCCGGCACGACACGTTTGACAAGGAACGTCACGGGACAGATCTCGAGCGGGCTTTACTTTACCTTCTAACATGGCTGACGTACTCATTCCCGCGATCTTAACTCCTAAGAAAGAGGAAGCGCTTAAGCGTTACCTCAAGAATAGGATCATGGAGTTGAAAGACTCTATGAAGGAGCTTTACGAGGATAAAATCGTAAAGTGGCGTGCTGCTTATGAAGCTCGCCCGCGGGAAGAGTCACGTCAGTTTCCGTTTCAAGGAGCGTCGAATCTTGTTATTCCTATCATAGCTATTCATGTTGATACTATGAAGGCTCAACTCATGGCGGCTGTTTTTAAGACAGATCCGATCGTCGTAGCTCAAGTCTTGGGAGACTTTGGTACTGAGTCGGATGAGTTGAAAGAGGCTTATCAGGCGTATATGAAGTATGTCTGTATTGAGCCTGAGGAATTAGATCTTTATCGAGTTTATGGTGAGTCGTTCGACGAGTGTATTAAGTATGGGATGATCACCATTAAGTGTCCTTGGGAGGATAAGACTCGCGACTTTCTTATACCTGGAGGAGATGGAACAGGCTCTGCAAAGGACTTCCTTACCAAAACCCTCTACACAGGCCCCCGTCCAGAGAAACTTCCTTTCTCTAGTTTTTACTTCCCGATTATGGCTCCCCGCCTTGAGGACATGGATATTAAATGTCATAAAAGGATTATGCTCAAACATGAGATCGAAGAGCGTAAGTTTACGGGAATCTATAATAAAGAAGCCTCGGATAAAGTGCTCAATTTGCCAGATCGCACCTCACCTACGAATGAGCAAACTGAGAAAGAGCACACGATTGGCGCTCATACAACTGGCTCTTACGGTCATAAAGAGTGGGATGTTTGGGAGTGCTTTTTAACCTACCGATACGATGACGAAGCCTATGCTCCTCGAATGGTTGTTGTGTATCACGAACACTCTGACACGATCCTGCGAACCCAATACGACAATTTCGACAAAGAATGGTTCGTAGGTGCACGAATGGCTCATCGCGACGATATGTATCCAGGCTATGGTTTCGCTGAGACCCTATGGATGTTTCAGGAGGGGGCTAGTGAGACATATAATGGATATCGCGACAATCAGACAGTCGCTAATACCCGTGTTTGGCGTGTACATC